TTCTAAAAATGGTATAGATTGAAACATTCTACCAGTACCAGTACTTATCGCTTCATTATCTCCAATAGACCAATTTGAATCTAACGTCCAATCTTGCCCTACTTCTTTAACTGAAACGTTGTCTATTGAGCCAATCATAGCATTTAAAGCGTCAAAATAAATATTTGAATCGCTAGAAGAAGTAGCAATGATATATTCTGTGTAAGTACCTACACTATTTCTGATTGTACCACTAACACCACCATAAGAAAACCTAAAGTTACCACCATTAGTTTCTAAAATAGTATATGTTATTTTATAAGTTTTACCTACAACTGGAGCTCCTATATCTTGATAAAGACTCCTTGTGTTTAACGCAGTACTTTCTGCATATCCATTTTGAATAACCCAACCAGTTTCTTTATTCCAATCACTATCAGTAGCAAAATCACCATTAGTAACTAACTCACTTCCCTCTTGTGAAAAGTCTCCATTTAAAACTAACTCTGAACTAATTATCTGTACATTCTCTACTAAACCTTGTGCATTAACTCTAGTTGCAGCAGAACCTCTTGTAAAGTCAAAGTCTCCATCTCCGTTTTCTGGTTTTACACTTAACATACTTCCATCATTGTATGCAGTTGGTGTAAGTAATATTGATGCTTTATCTAATAAATTATCTGCCATCTTATTCTATATTTTCTAATTCGGTTAATGTTGCAGTTGTACAAGTTACATTCTCGTAGTAATCTGCTCTTGCTTGTAATGTTGATAATAAACTTGGTACTTCACTTGTTATTGCATAATCGTAGTAAATGTTTCCCCACGTTGTAGTAGGATTTCCCCACCAGCTTTTATTGTATATTTCGTTTGCCATTATTATTATCTTTTTTTATTCTATTTTTAAAAGCCTTTAACTTAAGTATATTAGCTTGTTTTACTTTATAATCTTTTTTTCTCATTATAATAACCAATTTGTAGGATTAGTAGATTTATAAGGATGAATATCATCATTCGATGCTTGTGTATATTCTGGAAATTTAGTTCCATTAAAATCTAAGTAATCAATAAATCTTCTTGTATACCACTCTGCTAAATCTCTTTCTTTTTCAACAAGATAATCAACTTCACTTTTATTAGCTGATTCAGCTGTTTCTGAATTATGTTTATATATACCTCCTGATTTAATCTGAAAAGCAGCAAAAGGTAAATACTCGACCATACTATAATGGATTAACATCGGTTTAATATAGTCATTTACTAACTCTAAATAATCACCTGTTAAGCTACTATTTAATTTATCATCTTGTATCTTCTCATATAGCTTAGTACCTAAATACTTCTGTATATGTATTTGTTGAGCTATTTTAATAAATTGAATAAATAAATCTGTATCAACGTTCCCGTTAATAATAGTATTCTTTACTAAATCTTGTCTATCTATAAATAAAACTGTTGCCATTCTTTATATATTATTTGTTTACAAATCCTTTATTCGGCATGTCCTTTGGCATCATCGATACCTCTTTTGGATTCCTTACTCTATAACCTTCTCTTTCTGCTTTGTTAGTAGATACTTTATCAGCATTTGGTGATTTAACATCTCCTTTACCTTTACCAGTAAATCTAAAAGTTAAACGTCTCCACTTATGATTACAGCCTCCTCCGCCTTTAAATTTCCAGATAGAATATTTGTCAGCTCCAGATAATCCCCAACCAGCATTAACTACTTGGTTGTCCATAGAGATAATATCTTCTTTTCTATACAATTTATCTGCTTTAATCATTTGTTTACAGAATTCTCTTGTATTATCTTTTATTTTACCGTGATATTTATATCTAACTTTATATTGAACATCTTCAATAGTCTTATCTTGCTCAGATTTAGAATTAGGACGTGCTGTACCAGTTTTAACAAAATTATATACTTTACTAAGCAAAGACTTCTTTGGATTGTTTAAAACAGCTAATTCAGCATCTAAATCATCTTCTGTATCGTAATCTACATCACCTTCATCGATTAACTCCCAACCGGTCATATCATCATCAGCTTTTTGTATAAGTATATTACTTACCTCTTTATCCATCTTAGACATTTTAACACCAGTTTCTTCTTCTCTTGTTTCTTCGTCTTTTATATTATCTAAGTCTAAAAATTGTAATGGTTGTAAAGTCTTAAAATATAAGTTTAAAGAGATATTATTAACCGCTAGTACTTTATCTAAGTTATCTAATAAAAGCTCCTGAAATGGATTAATAACAACGTTCTGCATCATAATAGAAGCTGATTCAATCTCTTCAGCATTATTACCAAATCCAGTTGAATCTTTAATACCTAATAACATAGGTGATACAATCCTGTGAGATACCATAATCTTTTTTTGACACTCAGAAGATAAAAATTCATATTGATTATGTGCATCTGATAATTGAACAGGGGTAATATCCGCTGCTGATTCTTTATCGTGGTTAAAAGCAAGTATAAATTTACCTGCGTTTGAACTACCAGAAAACTTATTTTTAATTTTCTTTTCAGTTAATATTTGGTCTTCTTCATCTGGAATACCATTATTCATATTAATAAGCATAGAAGGTGCTAAACCGTTCTTTACATTGTTTATATGATAATTAGCAATTTCTCCCTCTAGTTCAGCATATTGAATACCAGAAATATAATCTGGTGAAGAATAATAATACATACCAGACTCATAAGGTTTGATATATAATATTTCAATTTTAGCTCTTTTTTCAGATACTCCGAAAGCTGGAATTCTTTTTGGTTTATCACTTGGTTTAATATCAACCCAATTAGGATGATAATAATAAGCTTGAACCTCAATATCTTCAGAACCACACTTTTCAGCTCTTAATGTTTCAATAGGCATATGTTCAGTCCTAACAACAGTTTTTTTGTCTTCAGAATAAATAACCTGTAACGCACATTGACCAGTTAATTTTAAATCATAAGCTAATCTTCTTAATGTATCTTTTTTGAATAAAGAAATCATCTTAGCGTATTGTTCTGGTTTTCTTGAATTATCCGTTGCGTCTAATCCTTTACCGTAAATCATTTGCGAAATAGAATTAATACAAGCTCCAGCTGTTGGACTGTCTTTTGACCTATCTATTAAGTATTGAAAGTAATTATTGTCACTACCAAATTCAATCCAATCTCTGTTAGTGCTTTCAATTATTTCAGGTGAAGTGTAAGATGATAGATTAACAAACCCTAAACCACCTTTATTTGATGTTTTAGAGCTGTTTAATTGACTTTTAATTTTGTTTATACGTTTACTCATAGTATTATAATATTATCGTCACTACTGTGTTGTATGTACTCTTCTTTATTAACAGAGTAGTAATCGTTATTTAATTGGTTAACATCTTGACTAGTACAAAATATCTTATCCTTATAAATAATATTTTCTTCTAATAAATCGTCTCCTTCGTTTTCTAATTTGTATACTCTTAAATCATAAAATCTACCTTCTTTTAAATCAAAAGTAGCTGTTATATCTAGGTAATTTCTATTCTTAACAGAACTAATTACAGTAGTATTAATTTGTGAATCAGTACTGTCATCAATTACTTTAATAGAAACTATACTAGCGTATTCTCTAGGCATTATTTTAAGAACCTGTTCGTCTGATATATTTAATAATTGTTTCATATATATATAATGGTAAAATGTAAGTATTTTAATATACGTAATAAAAAAAGGGCTACCCGTTAAGATAACCCTTTTTCACAATTAAAAAACAAAACAAATTAAATTTGAGAAGCACTTAAATTATCAGTAATAATAGTTGCAGTTGCAAAAGATGCAGGTTTTGTTTCTTGAGCTTCAAACGTTAATGAGAATCCTGAAAGGTCTCCCATAGCAGCTCCAGAAGTAATACTTCCTCCAGTAAGTTCAACTCCGTGCTCTAATCCTAAGATAAAGTAGTTACCGTTGTAATCTTCAACAGCTACATGCGGTCTAGCAGAAGCAAGAATTCTAATCTCTTCTTGAGAAGCTAAATCCAATTTAGGAAGAACTAAGTTTAAAGTCTGTGTATAGAAAAGACTTCCATTTTCTCTTGAAGAGTTAATTGTAGTCTCTAAAGAAGAAGTTCCTTTGATGTCATATTGAAACCATTCTGGAGTACCAGCTACAGCAGTTACCTCACCTGAAGATTCAGTTACAGTACCTAAAGTACCATAATCAGCAAAGTAAACAGCTTTCAAACCTCCAACGCTTTCGTTCTTACACGCTAAGCTTCTTCCAGTTGTTAATAAACAAGCCATAATATATATTTTTTTAAGGTTAATAAAAAAGGGTAAGCAGATTAACCACCTACCCTTTTTGGTTTTTAGTTTAACTAATTATTAATTAGCTGAGTTTGTGATACCATAAGTTACGATATGCTCTGGTACAGAATATTGTACAGCAGCAGAATAACGCATAATGAAACGTACATTTCTACTTCCATCGATTTCACTCATATCAATAACCTTGATTTCTTGGTGGTCAGACATTAAACCTGTACCGAAGAATAAGTTATCTTTAGTAGTAGCAATCATTGTGTCAGCAGCTAAACCGTTAACAGCAATAACTTTTACACCATCAAAGTATTGTACATCGATATCTTGGTTAGCACCTTTTCCATCGAATCCAGCAGCTCCTTGACCATTAGCTTGAAAACCACCTAAACTTCTTTTGTAAGCTCTAAATACATTGTTAGCTACAAAAATCATTAAGTCATCTCTTCCGTATAATGCATCAGGAATAGCGTTAACCACTTTTTCTAATTCATCAGTAACATTTGAAGAATCTACAGTAGTTCCAGCAACTTCTTGAGCAGCAGGTAAATCAGCATCAGCAGCTAATAAAGTAGAGAATCCATCAAAAGAACCAGCTCCAGCAGAACCACCCCAAATGTCTAATTCAGTTTTTTCAGCAACTTTAGCTAAGATTTGTCCGATAAAGAAATCAGAAAAAGTTTTTGGTAAATTATCATTCAAAGAAGAGTAACCCATTTGAGCACTTTCCCAATCGTTGATAAAAGAATCTTTACATAATTCTAAGTTTACCATTAATTGTTTAGGTTCGATAGTTCTTTCAGTTACAGTTACTGAAGAGTTATCAGAGAAATCACAAGAGTTATCTTGAACTAATCCTCCTAAATCCATTCTTTTAAGTACCTCTTTGTACTTGATGTTCGGTTTCTGCTCGATTAAGTTAGCAGAAAGAGTTTTTCCTTCTAGTAAAGCTGCTGCTACATATTTTCCAGCAAATTCTCCAGCATAAGAAGTAGTAATTGACGTTGTAGTTGCCATAATAATTATTTATTTATACGATTAAAAATTCTGTTTTGTGTTGAACCAATAGATTTTCTTTTAAGAGCTGGTTCAGTCTCTTCTAATTTTACTTCTGGAGTATGTACTATAGCCTCAGCTTCTTCTGATAACTTTACATCTTCAGATAATTCAACGTCTTTAACTTCTTCTTTAACTTCTTCAGTTTCTTCAACCTTAGAAAGTTTAAGTTCGTTAATCTCGTTTCTTAGCTTTTCAATTTCAGAAAAGAACATTTCTTTACTGATTGATTCGACAACCTTTTTAGGTGTAGCGGGAGTTTCTGTTTCTTCAGATAATTCCTCTTCCTCTTTTGGCTCTTCTGCAGCTTCTTCTTCTTTAGGCTCTTCATCAGCTTTTTTAACTTCGCCGATAACACCTTCTTCAGAAACAACTATCATTTGACCGTCTTGAGTTTTGTACTCACCGACTGGTACAGCTACTTTTTCATCATCAGCAATAACAAAAATTTCTTGTCCTGCTTCGAATACTTCAGCTTCTAATACCGCACCGTTGTCTAGTTCCATTTGTTCTAGCTTAACCTCTAATCCAAGGATAGCTCTAACTTTGTTTAATTGTTGCGTAGTGTTCATAGTTATATAATAAATGTTTATAAAAAATTTACGTTTTCGGGCTAACTTTTTTAAGTCAACCCGTTTATATTTACAGTTTCGATATCATTAGATACCATACTATTCAATTGTATCTTACTAGAGTTTTGGTCAGATGGGTAAACATAGTTTCTTATCCCATTAGAATAAGAATCACTAGTACCATCTCCCATTAACCACACGAGGGTTGACTGATAAGCATTTGCAGGTGTGTAATAATTCGTTGCAAATCTTTCAGCAGATTTCCTGAATAATCCATTAGGATTTCCTGAAGATAGTCTAACCTTATAATCATCAACCCACTTAATAGGGTCAGTAATCATCATTTTTGCTTGGTCAGCATCAGGCATAGTTCCTGCAGGCATCTGAGCAGATGTGTAGACATCTTGAAGTAATGTAGTAACCACCATACTTGCAACCTTACCTCTAAAACTATATCCATTTCCTCTACCACCAATAGTAAAATCTCCTGCTACAGTTCTATCCATTCTCTGACCTGTAGAAGTCCAATTAGCTGAAGTAGATAGATTACTACTTATTGAAGCAAATGAATCAGCACTACTCATAATTCTAATATCAAAGCAATCAGCTAAATTAGATGCAGTGGCATTATTACCTCCTAATCTTACTCCATTATGAGCTATAGAAATTCCATACCAATCATTAAAGTTTATACCAGTAGAGATTTTACACATATTATATCCATATCCTTCTCTACCCCATCCAAAGTTTACGTGCCCTGTGGCAGTTACATTTACAAAAATGTTATCATTACCACTTGAAGAACCCTCTCCTTGATTCCATATCATTTGATTACCACTATAACCATCCGCCTTAAATACAACTGCTGTTGCCCAAGGTCTAGAAGATGTGTTGTTAGACGTATCGCCTTGTGAGCTAGTACCTAAATCAACTGTGTTAGCAAGTCCATTCATCTGTAAGGGTTGCACATACATACTACTGCTTACCTGTTTTAAATGTTCGCTAGACCCACTAAAATCTAATGCCTTTGTCCAAGGTGTGCTGTTAGTCTGAACAGGTGCTACATCAGTAGCTTGTATCTCAAAAGTACCTATATTAGAACCATATGAATTAGCTCTTGTTACACTCACGGTGTAGGTAGTATCTGTAGATACATCATTCAAAGTACCTTGTATTAAACTATAGCCGTCATATACTAATCCACTTCCGCTTGGTGTGATAGATACACTTGTAGACCAAGATGCACCTTGAGGAGTTACTTGTAAGTTAACTATAGTACCTTCTTCATAAGTATAATCTGAACTACTAAATTGAGGAGGTGTTAAGTCTGCATTAGTTAAACTAGTTACCTCTGTATATGTTATAGCATTACCACTAAAAGTTTCATTTCCACTAGGTGCTGAGCTATGTTGATATGTAGAAGCATCGTGAGTTGCCTCTGGCATATACCAAGTTGTATTAGTAGGGTCATCAGCGTAAGTATGTGTGTGACTTGAACCAGTACCTACACTTAATCCATTGTGTATCTCATCATAATACTCAGCTTCTTCAGCCGTAGTAAATAAAGGATAATGAAATACTCCGTCTGGAGATTCTATATATCTAAAATACATTGTTGGTGCTTCTGGTTCTAATAAGTGAACCTTTGGAAGACTAAATACTCTTGCCCCCGTGTGATTAGTTTTAATACCTAATCTATACTCAGAACCTTGAGGTACTGGATAACTAGTTCTTGAGTGTGCTACCCAAGTACTACCATTTCTTAAAGTATCAATAGAAATATATCCATTTTCATCAATACCTACTCTTACTTTTATAGGGTCTCCATTTAACCAATCAGTTTGCTCTTGAGTTCCGTTAAAATTACTCCAACCTGCTCTCATTGAGTAAGATGTATTAGCGCCATAATTAGTCCAAGAACCATTTGGAGTTGGATGAAACCAATGTGAGAATTGGAATCCATAGTGTGCACTATTATCAATACCAAATCTAGTAGGGTCTGCATAAGTTGCACTACCGCTATAAAGACCAGCATCATAACTAGCTTGAGTGTGTACTAATCCAAAACCAATAGTACCTTCATTTCTAATATCAAAAGTAAAGTACTCACCAGCTTGGTCTATAGTTTCAGTACTTAATAATCCATTTTGAGAGTTAGTACTAGTAGAACCATATATATCATTACCTACTGGGTCTAAACCATAACCTATATAAGTCACACTTGTATCTTCTCCATCTACATCAGCTACCATAGTTGAATATGGGTCAGAGATTACAACAGATTCAAAAGCACCTACAGTAAACAACTCATTCAAATAGTTTATAACATCATTAAGTCCTCCACTTATAGAAACACCATCTCCATCACATACTTTTGTATGGTCTAATTTGGTAAAATGTATTATATCACCTAACTCTGATTGAATTGTAATTAATCCATCACCCGTATTCACAGCTTTTATAGTGTTTACACCATAGCTATGTCCGTTATCTAGCATTATAGATGTAGAAGTGTCATCTAATTTAAAACAAACATCTTCATCTGTTAAATCAGTTCCACCTCCACCAAGTCCAACAACATTGGCTTTTTCAGTTATATAGTCAGCAGTATCTTGAGCATTAGCAAATCCATTACCTTCTGCATCTACAAACTCAGTATAAGGTACTCTAAAGAACTCATATTGAGTTGTACCAGTCTGAGAGGTAATAATATCATTTATTATATTTATTGAATTAGTGTCAGTTGAGTCAACCTCTCCACTTAAACAAGCATTCCAATACGTAGGATTAGAACTACCATAGAAGTTTATACAGTTTCCCTGTTCATTTCTTACAATTCTTATTGCCATATTATTATCTTAAAATAGTTATTAAAATTCCTAAAGGTTGTATTATTACTGGGTTATCTGCTTTAATAGCTGGAAGTGTTAAAGCATTAACGTCTTCGTTTGAAGTAATCCAAGCTGAAATCTCAACCCTATTTAGATATGTATTTCCTACAGTTCCACCCCCGTAGAATACTGGAGATGTAGTTAAAGGAAAAGTAAATGTAATATCATCATTATCATTTCTATTTGAATACCATAAAGCTGGCTCAATAGTTGTGTTAGCGATTTGAGGAATAACATTAAAGTCAAACCTTACTCTTAATTGGTCTCCATAAACACAATCATTTAGTTTTATTCTACCAGTACTACCTTCGAATCCAGTTCCAGTTGAGCTAGGATAAGCAGTATCAAAATCAAAAGAATAATCTACTAAAGTATCTACTCCTGAAGGTAGGTTAGCTCCTTGAAACAATCCAATATCTGTTTGTCCGCTTGGAGTAGGTGTTGACCAGTAAGGATTATCTACAGCTAAGTGAACATCTCTATCTAAACTAAAAACCTTGTAAGTCTCAGCATCTACATCAGATTGAGTATAATTAATACCATTTCCTGCTTCCCACACATAGTTATTAGATAATGGTTTTCCTGCAAATGCTCCAGTATGAGAGTAACCTGTGAAAGCTTTACTTCCGTCAGCAGAAACCCATTCAGTTCCATTCCAGAATTTGTTTACTTTTTCATTAGTGTCGTAAACAATAACACTTTCTTCTGGTTGCAAACCTGCTATTTCAGCAGAGGTATGCTTATCCGGTCTTACACCAAATCTTGTTCTTTTCATAATTTTTTTAATTATTTATAGTTCTTGTTCCACTAGTATTTATTACCGTTGGTTCGTTTGATTCTCCTTTATCCTGTGTAACATGCGTGTTGGTGGATTCAGAAGATGTATTTACATAATTATATATGTTATCTGATTGATATATATTACCAATACCCTGTTTCCAATACTCAGGAGTATTACAATGTGGATTATTATCTTGACCGCAATCTATAGAGTATGTATTTTTACATTTACAATATACTGCTCTCATTATGATAATAGTTTTTTAAGTTCTGATAATTGGTTTAACTCTTTTAATTTTCTTGAAGCCCAGTTAACTCCAGCTGTACCTCCCCAAGCATCCCACATCAATCCTCCACAACCTTCTGAATAAGGAACATCTTTATGTTGTTGATGTCTTTTAAATGAAGCCATACGAGCAATAGTATCTTTACTAATAGATTCTCTTTTTGCTAATTGATTCGCTCTGTTCTTTCCAGTAGCTTCTCCACAACTTCCCCAACCGTGTTCCTCAACCCATTTAAGAGCTCTCTTCGCATTATTTGTTGCTCCTTGAGGATAATCATTATATGTAGCTAATTCTTGCTTACTAAGGTCTTCTTTTACTTCTTCTTTTGGTCTTTCTAACTTATCAGCAAAATGTCCTTCAATAGAAAACCCTTTTACTTTACCGGATTTAACATATTCGTTCCAAACCTTTTCATCATTAACTTTTACACTACCAACCCAAGAACCAACCGGTGCATTAAGATTATATAGAGCACTTTTATCTTTTTCAGAATCTTCTACTATCCAAGATTCAACTAAAGTAAGTCCAGATAATTCTTGTTTGTGTTCTAATGTAGAATTAGATTGATACTCGTTCTGTAAGAACATTTGAGATGCTTTTCTGACAGTTTCTTTTGAAAAGAATATATGATATTCATCTTCTCCATTTCTTCTGTATATGGGCTTATTTGGTATTAATAAAGCTCCCATTAAAAGTCTTTTTTCCTTGTTAACCTCAGCTAACTTAACCTCTTGGCTGTTTAATGCAACAAAATCTGATTCTATTGCTGGATTTTCTACTATAGAAATAGCTTCTACTCCTATAGCATCTTCACCGTCTAATATTAATTCAATTAATTTCATATATATATAATAATTTTTTTGATAATTATTTATTTTTAATCTCCTAAACTTGCATCATCAATAATATTTCTATCCATACTCTGAGCTGTAGTAACATCATTTGACACAACATATGCTCTTTGAGGATTATTTTGTAAGTCGCTTGTTTGTTGATTTATAACGTTTGCTAATTGACTTCCACTTGCTCCTCCAGAACCAACAACATTAAAATCAGGTGCTACAGAAGTACTTGCTGATAAAGAAGGTGACGATACTCCACCTCCCATACCTTTAGTAGCTTGTTTTGACATGCTAACTGCAGATTTTATAGATGAAATTATAGAAGCTGCTTGTACTGCATATCCTATTATCATTGGAATATTCTTAGGGAATGGTGTAGCCGCTGCTGTTTTAGCTGCTCCCGCTGAAACATCTACTCCAGCCTCTGCTGCTTTCATAGTAACCTTAGCTGCTGAATTTTTAGCTGTAAATAAAGTAGCTTTCATATCCATAATCATTTCCTTTGCGTTTAACAAAGCTTTTGCTACAAGTAATGCTTTACCAACTTTAGTTTCTTCACCAGCTAACCTAGTCATATCGTCAAAGGTTTGATTTCTTAAGTCTCTCTTCCTTTGTTCTTGTTCTTCAATCCTAGCTAAAGCTTCTGCATCATCTTTTTCTTTTTGTTCCTTTGCTACTCTTTTCTTTTCTTTTTCTTGGTCTTCTTTTTCTTTTTTCTTTGCGTCTTGTTCAGCATCATAATCAGACATTCTTTTGTCGTGAGCTTTTTTAGCAGCTTCTAATAATCTGTTCTTTTCTTCTTCATTTTCAATAGTCTTGTTAATCATCATTATTTGATTATCAAGTTCTTGTTGTGATTCAATCTCAGCTAAATCTCTACCTTCTTTACCAATCTTTAATAATTCTTTTTTATTCTCAAGTCTTTCCTTTTCAAGAGAATTAACATTTACTAATTGTTCAGATTGTTGACCTGTAACTCTAGCTTCAATAGCAGCTTGTTCATTAAGTGCTTCTTGTAAAGCTAATTTATTTGCATCATTATCATTCTCTTTCTTTCTCGCTCTTGCTAAGTCTACAGCAGTCTGAGCGTTAGCTTTCATTATATCACCCTGCTCTTTTAGAATCTCACCTAACTTATCATTAGCTTTTTTTCTCTCAGCAAAAGTTAAAGTCTCATCATCTCTTATCTGTCTTTGCTTTTCAGCCTGTACATCATAAGATTCAATTAAACCGTCGTTGATAGCTTTTAATAATTCTACATTCTTACTTAGTTTAACAATGTCTTCAGCTTGTTTCTTAACATTTTTAGTATACTTAACTGTAGCATCTACAACTTTATCTACAGAATTGTTAACACCAGTATAAACATCAACCATTTCTTTACCAGCATCTTTTATAGAATCTAATGCACCAGAAAAGTCTCCTTTAAATACTTTAGTTATAGCATCAGCAACATAACCAAGAGTATCTAAGAAACTATTAAATCTTTCTATTAAATTATCTTTTACAGCTTGACCAAAGTCTTTTAAAGCTTTCTGAGGGTTTTCAAACGCAGATTTAAAAAAGTCTTTTACCGGTTTAATACCATCAATAACTAAATCAATTAAATCATTAATTACTATGTTAACACCTTCAAAAACAGTACTAAAAAAGTCAGCTGCTCTTTGATTTTTACCTAATACTTCAGCTAATTTAACAAAAGCTGATATTATAGCACCAATACCAATAGCTTTCCAAGCTAATCCAATTCCTTTAAAACCAGAACTTACTTTCTTTAAACCTTTTCCACTTTTCTCTCCGGATTTACCTAACTCTTCAACACCTTCTCCGGCATCTTTTGTTTCTTCTTTTAGTTCCTTTATAGCATTTACAACATCTTGCAAGCTAGCTTCAGTTTGTCCAGTTTTAGCCTCTAATTCTAATACTACTTTTTTAGACATTTTTTATATTTTTAATGGTTTTTAACATTTCTTTAAAGCTTTCGGGATATTTGTTTTTTCCTTTAGCTATTTTAACAATATCACTTTTACAATCTGTTGATTCTAATAAATACAATACTTCTTTTATCATCTTGTTAATAAGTTTTATTAATTATGTTTTTTTATGTCGAAATAAATATATAACTTTACATTATTTATGATTAAATTTACTTTTATTATAAAATACTTATAAAAGCTTATATATATAATAGCTTAAATATAAATATTAATAAATATAATTTCTCTGAGCTATTATGCTATAGTAACTATATTAAAATTACTTGTTTGAGCAGATGTATTTCCAGAAACATCAGTAGCTGTTAATTTAATAACATAACTAGTACTTGGTGTTAGATTTTTTATATCTGCGCTCTGTGTATATTGACTAGATGTATGTAAAACATCTCTTAAAAACACTCCATCTAAATAAATACTATAATATTCTACTCCAGAACCATCATCTTCACTTCTATCCCAAGATAAATTAACACTTGTATTACTATTTTCTACTATATAACTAAAGTTAGAAGGTAATGTAGGAGCAATAGTATCGTTTAAATTGTCAGAAAATACAGAAGTTCCATAGTCTGTTATCAAATCTAGGTCTGATTTACCAGTTAATAAGTTAGTTTTTATACCATCTATCTTGTATCTAAGACCATTTATATCTAATCTATCAGCTAAAGTTAATTTACTTAGTATCTGAATAGGCAAAAAAGCACTTAATTTTGTTAATCTATTAAGAGGATTAAACACATTTGATATGTAATCACTATAATATTTATTAAATAAAGTGTTAGTAAAGCTCTGAGTTCTACTGTATTCATTAAATTCATTGTAAAAATGCAACGAATCTAGACTATAATAAGCAGATAATGATACAGAATTAGAAGGAACTATATAAGAAGCTCTTCTTCTTGCTGCATTACTATCATCTATAATAGCAATTTCAGTTGTTCTTGTGCTATCTTGTAGTATAGGATAAAACAATAAAGGCTTTCCTTTATAAGGACTGTTATCTTTATTTACACTTAAACCATATTGAACAGTAGTGTCTCTTGAATCAGCTACATCTTCTAATCTCTCATATTTCATAATAGAGAAAGGTGTCTCAACTTTATAAACTCCTCCGTCTAACTTTTGCTCTGAAGCATATCTTTCTTCACTCCATTGATAATTCTTTAACTGTTGATGTTGGTCTGCTAATATAGTCTTAGTGTCTCCGTGTTTAAAGTTTATTTCTCTAAAAGGTAAAGCTACATTTACAGAACTTTTACTTATATCTACATATTTAGTTATATCATAAGAGTTACCAGTTGAATAGTAATCATCTAAAGTCTTAACAATCAATTCATTAGTTACATCGTCTATGTAAGCTATTAGATTAAACATCTTAAAGAGTCCAGTAATAAAGTCTATTATTTTCATTTCTGGAATTTCTTGAGTCATAATAAAATCAATAGTATTGGAAATAGAAAAGCTAAGCGAAGTATAATCAACACTTTTTAAAGTTATACCATCAAGATATATTAAGTTAAATTCTATTTTAACAAAACTAAAGTTATTATTTGATTCTATAATTAAAGAGTAATCTCCAGCTTGTATGTCATCATTACTAATATTAACTACATTGTCTCCTGCTAGATTTGATTTTCTAAAGTACTCTTCACCATCTTTTAAAACAACTAAATCATATACAGCTACAGAATTAGTCTCTAACTCTACTGCTATAGTACAAGGTTTATCTGCTATAGATTGAGGTATTCTAATAACAGAATCACTTATCAATCCTCCATAATCATCACCACTAACAGAATAGTTGTCTACTAACGTTTGAGGTGTTGTAGTAGCTATTCCTCCAGCTTTCCTATGTAACCACATAAATAGATTGTAATATGGTTTGTTAGTACTGTTAAAGAAATCATTTGAAAAGTTTAATTCTGGATATTTACTTTTTATTTCGTCTAATATTGTATCTACTCTAATAGCATATTTTAAATCATTCCAATAAACACCAACTTCTTCATTAGCTGCATAAGCTACATTTCTATAAAAGTTAGGGTCTTTTACATCATCAACTATGTTTGGAAAATTAGTATCATAAACTAATCTACTTGTATGTGATATTAAAGGTGTTATTATTTCATCTGAATCTGGGTCAGCTTCCATTCCACTTTTAATGCTATTGTAACTATACGGTCTACTATAAGCATTTAAACCATCAAGTGATTCTAATTTATCTTCTCCTAATATTGTTTTTAACTTAACCGTTTTTCCAATGAATGTTATCTTATAGTTCTGTGCTTTATTTAGTCTTAAATCAACTCCAGATAGCTTTATACTACCGGTTTTAAAAGGTAGATTATTTAATTCTATAACAGCATCAACTTTTTTACGACCGTCAAACCCTCCTTGAACAGTAGTGTTATAATAATGCTTAAATATTTTATTATTGTTTGCAGATGCAGGTACAGTAAATGTCTTTGAGAAGTCTGTAAATATCTTAGATATATCTCTTGAGTTCTTTAACATCTGTGTAATAACTACACTCTCATCTTTAAATAAATCTACTCTTTGACCATCAATGTATAATTGTATAATACTCTTCATTATCTAATATTGTTTATTGTATTGTAAGACTTTTCGAATTCTAATGTGTACTCAATTAATTTATCATTTAAATGAGTCTTATAAGTAATGTTACTTGTCTTTATATTTACTGGATAAGTAAGATTATCTTCATTTGTAATCCAAACCTTCTCTGATAAAAGAAGCTGTTTAAAGACTTCATTATAATCTTCTGGTACAAAACCACTAGATAAAGAAATAGATTCGTTAGAAGTGATATTATAGTCTCTAGAAGTATGTTCTGTTCTTGAGAAACTACCATTTGATATATTATA